TGCGTCTTTACCACAAAAATTAAACTCTAATGGATTTGTATATAGCAAACAAGACAACATTATAAGATCAGGTGTTGATATTGGTAAGCCAAAACAAAGACCAAGATATACAGCTGTCTTTGAAGAGTTTGAAGGCTCAATGATTATAACAAAAGATCAAATCAATACATTCCTTTATTTCTGGGACACAACTTTATCATCAGGTGTGTTGCCTTTTGAATGGGAACATCCATTGACAGACGAAACAAAAGATATGGAGTTTCTTTCAATGTATGAAATAACACCAGAATCAGGTACTCTTTTTAAACTAAAAATAAGCTTTAGGGTTTTACCATGAGAACATTAAGTGCTGACGGCTTAAAAGGGATATTGAGTCATACAACAGATCAAGTTTATTTATTCGCAATAAAGATAAGCCATGAAGACCTTGCAGAACCTTATTATGTTGTCCAAAACAATATCGACTTAACAATTTCATTGCCGGATGAAGGTAATGTTGTTTTTAGTGCTTATGCTTTTGATTTTATTTTGCCTAAAGTCGAAGAAGATAGTCTACCAATGGCACAAATCAAAATAGATAATATAAATGATTTTTTGATTCCTTGGTTGAGGACTATTAATACAGCTCCAATTTTTGATATTTTCTTGGTAAGGACAAGTCCTCTTGAAACAACTGCCACCATAGAGTTAGAATTCAATTTTTCATTAAAGGCGGTTAAGTGGGATATTATGACCATTGATGGTGAGTTGTCGCTTGATTATGACTATCTAAATGAACCTTGTATGAAATATAGGTTTACACCTGAAATATCAGTTGGTCTTTTTGACTATAGTTATGAAGGTGCAGGAAGTTTTATTCGTGAAACAACAATTGATGGTGACCCTATAAGAAGACCATTGCCTGTAGCTGGTTCAATTAAGCTACCATAGTAGAGGAAACAGAAGAGGTGTCTCATTTGGGCTGAAAAATATATAGGTATTCCGTATAAAAGCCTTGGAAGAGATTATAATGGTGTTGATTGTTATGGTCTTGTTTATTTAATTTTTAAAAACGAATTGAATATAAACCTTCCTAGGATAGACAAGGGATACAATAATGGATTAGATTGCAAAGAAGTAGCTCCTGTTTTTGAAAAGGGGCTTGATTTATTTTTATCTGACAAGTATGTGCAAAAAACATGCCAATATAAAGAGTTTAACTTGATTTTATTTAGGAGATCAGGTTATATTAGTCATATAGGCGTTTGCCTTAATAGTAAATATTTTATACATGCAGATTTAGGCTCTTTAAGTTGTATCGAAAAAATACGACACACATACTGGAAAAACAGAACTGAAGGCATTTATGAATATACAAGTACCAGTTAGAATAAAGCCCATTCCATTTGGTGATATAGATGAATATTTCTTATCTATAAAAAAAGGTACAAAAATAAAAGAGGTTTTGCCAGATAATTTTAATGGTATAGTTTATTTAAATAACAGGCTTTTAAACATAAGTCATAACCCTGTTATAAAAGAAACCGACGAAATTGAATTCTTAATCCCTTTATCTGGCGGTGGCGGTGGCGGTAAAGATACGTTAAGAAGCGTTGCTTTTGTTGCAGTTGCTATTGCCGCATCTGTAGCTACAGGTGGAATAAGTAATGTTTGGTTAAGAGCGGGTGCTGCAATAGCATTAAATGTTGCTGGCGGTGCTTTAATTAATACACTTATTCCGCCTCAAATGCCAGAGGAAGCAAAAGCCATATCGGCAGCCGATTCTGTTCCAGGTTTTTCAACAAAATCATTGACCGCATCACAGAATAAGCCTGGTAGTTATTCAATTTTTCCTAAACTATATGGTGAAAGACGATTCAAACCCTATTATGCTGCTTCACCTTATACTGAGATAGTTGGTGATGACCAGTATTTACATTTCCTTTTCTTTTTGAATTTTGGCCCGATTTCTGTTTTAAGTGATAATGGCTCAACACGTTTAATTGCTGGTCTTTTTTCATCCAGAACATCTGGGTTGAGAGATTATTATATAGAGAGAACAAACCTATCAACTTATCAACTTGAGACCGGAACTATCAAAATAGACGAAACAAGCCTTGAAGCTTTAGATGATTGGAGATTAATAATCGGTTCTCCAAATAAAATTCATGAAAGTACAGGTTTCAGGGATGCTGAAGTTGCATATCCAAATATTTCTTTTGACGCTGGATATACATATCAATTAGAACCTTTTAATATGAAAAATAAAGACTCTAATTGGAATCTTGGGTTAAAAGTCATTCAGACTAAAATTATAGACTTAAAAGATGTTGTGGAAAGCAAAAGCCTTAGTTTTTCAATATCTTCAAACCCAGACAAATACGCAAGGGTATTTAGCTTATCATATGAGTTGTTATCTGAATATGGTAGTGGGAATTGGAAAACATTGAAACCAAAAACAGATTCAATTTTTTATAATGGCGACGTACTTTCTGGAGATTTAAAATATCTATGGTTTGCGGCTAATGGTAATTATTCTTACACATCAGGTATCATTGAGGCGACAGGAATAATTGGCAGAATTAAAATAAATAAATACGTTTATGTTTATCGCCCAGCTTGGACTTACACTAGTAGAATTGGCGGCGGTGATCTATCTTTTGATAGTTTCAAATTTTATGAAGGCGATTATGCAGTATATACTACCGCACCAAATAGCTATGGTGCAAGCGTTGATATTGTTGCTACAAACGGTTTATATTACATAGATGCTGAAAACCAGAGAAAAAAACTGGAGATAAAATATAGTGTTGAATATAGGCCAATCGGTTCAAGTGCTTGGCAATTAGTCAAAGCAGACCGAGTTATTGGTTCTGGTCTCGCTGACAACACAGCCAAGCAACTTATGATTTCTGGCAATTCAGCTAAAACGTATCGAGCTGGATTGTATTTTGAGTTTCCAGATGTTGGTCAATATGACGTGAGGATTACGCCAATTTATAAAACGTCTTTTGGAGGATTCGCACAAGAAAGCGTAACATGGGAAACTTTAAAATCATATCAGAGTAAGGGCAATGCTGTTTGGGCTCCTTTTTTAGATGATTTAGATGTACCCACAAATCATCCTGATTATAATAACCTTAAAAGAAATTGTGTTTTAATGTATTTAAAAATTAAAGCACAGCCAACGTTACAAGGTAATGCTGACAATATTAGCATTAAATGTGCTAGTGTTTTAAAAGATATAAGTACATATCTGATTTATGGAGATTCAGAATTATACCACTCAAATGCGAATTTAGATGCTTGTGCAAACCCGGCCAATATTTATTTAGATATTTTACTTGGCGGAGGTCTTGTAAATAACATTTCAATGGACAAAATAGACACTGATTCTATTGGTGAATTATATGATTTCTGCGTTCAAAATGATTTTTATTACCACAATTATGAGGTGAACGAGGAAACAGCATTAAATAGAATTAACAAAGCTCTTTCTGTGGCTTTTGCTAAATTCGGAACTAAAGATCGTCTTTTAAGCATTTTGAGGGATGAGCCAGATCAGACTCCAATACAGGTCATAACGCCTGCAAACTGTAACTCTTTTTCAGCAAGTAAAAGTTTTAATAAAAGAGTTCATGGTGTAAAGGTTCAATATACAGATAAAAGTTCTTGGGAAACAAATTATGTTATTGTTTACAATACAGGATATAGTCTCGATGGTTCAGGTGGGACAATAGCTGCAAGTGAATTTATAACACTTGATGTTGAAGGCATTACAAATATTGAACAGGCTAAAAAATATGGGAGGTATCATCTTGCTGCCATAACATTAAGGCCTGAAACATATATGGCCAATATGGACATCGAGAACATTCGTATTGAAACAGGAGATTGCGTTTATATAGCTTACGACACTATTAATGTCGGAGAAATCTATGGTACAGTGAAGGGCATAAATAGAAACGGATCAAATGAAGTTGTTTATATTGAAACAGCAGAACTTGTGACCGATATTCAAGCTGGAAAAGGAATCTGTTTTAGGCTTCAAAATGGTTCAAGTTTTTTGAACACATACCCTGTAAATGAGTCGTTGACAACAGAGACAAAAATATATCTTGAAATACCAACAGTTATTGATTTAAATATTGGAGATATTTTTACATATGGTGATATAAATAGCGAGAAAATAAAAGCAAAAGTTACTGGCATTTATCCGGGCAAGGATTTATCAGCTGATATTGAAATGGTAAACGCTGCTGATGAAATACATCAGACATATACAAGCGGGACAATTCCAAGTTATGTTCCTGTGATTGATGGAAGGTCTGAGACTGGTTTGCTTGTGCCACCGTCCCCAGTCCCAACTGCTATTGATTCTGGTGATAATTTTGTAGTAACTGGGGAGGCAATACCTGAATCATTTTGTATTAAAATTGATTTTACGATACCATACACTCAAATTGGTGTAGACAATATTGTCATTGAATATATTGCTCAATATTATGAAACTGTTGATTTAGACGAGGCTGTTTTTGAAACAGGTGTTTTCGAGGAAGGAGTTTTTGAGGCACTTTCTTCTAGTGCAATAAAAAAAGAAATTAGGAATAAAATAGATTTTGCATATACTGGTCAAAACTATATACTCTTTGAAGCCTTGCAAAATGCAGATTATGAAATAAAAATATACAGCAATAAAAAGTCAAATGGGAAAATAAGAGTCTCTAGCCCATATTTAATCGAATATTCTACAACAAGCGGAACTGTTTCTGCTGTATCAGGTTTAAATTATGTTAAAGAAGTGGGTAAAAATATTCAATTGGTTTGGTCTGACCCACAAAATAACTTCCCAACTATATTCAGAATATTTGAATATGATTCTGGTTCTTCAGATTGGCTTTTAATTGGTACAACACAAGAACTTATTTTTGATATTGGTAAAAGGTTTGTAGAAAATCAATTTGCTATAAGAGCTGTCAATTTAAACAATAATAATAGAAGCGACTTAAGTATAATTACAATAAACGAACCAAAACCGTTAATAGGTAATGTAAATGGAAGAACTCTTGATGGTAAGATTGAAATTTACTGGACTAGCCAGAATATAGAAATAGACGAATATGAAATCAGAGAAGGAACTGAGTGGGAAGATGGCGTTTTAGTTGGTAAAACCAAGGCTACTTCAATTTTAATACCAAAAACAGATGATGGTATTTATAATTTTATGGTTATGGGTCATATTTTAGATGGTCAGGAAACTGAAATATCTACAATATCATATCATTATCCGTATGGTGAAGTTGGAGAAAAGCCATCTGAAAAACCAGGTTTAAAATGGCAAAAAGATTTAGTTGTCTATGTCGGAACAGGTGAAATATTTGAAACGCTGGAAGATGCACTTGAATATTTTGCTGGTCTTTATGTAGGATATAGTTATACAAATCCATATAGAGTTTATATATACCTTCAAAATGGATATACATTCACAAGACCTATCAAAATAGAAAATTTTGATTTTGGATTTATAACTATCACAGGTGGATTATTAAGTAGTCAATATGTTGATTTTGAATCAGCGGTGGATTCTGTTGGATTTTATAATAATGGAGATGAAACTTTTCAATGCAAGCCATTGTTCTATGGTTTAAACAGCATTATGCCTGTAATAAATTCTACAAACTTTATATTTAAAGACAATGCCAATACAAACGGCACTTCTCTTTGTTGTTTAAATAACTCTTCAATGGAAATCACAAATGATATTTCTGTAACGTTTGAAAACTATGGCAATTTTGGGTTTTATCTTACAAACGGTTCTAAGCTTATGGATAATCAGTCTTTGATTAATTATTCTGATTGGCAATTTGATAATATAAAAGGACTTTGTTTTTATACAAAGAAAAGTGAAATTGAATTGTCTCAGGTTTCGCCTGTTTTTAATGCATTAACCACAGGAACAAGCAAAACAGGTTTCTTGGTATCTGATAATTCAAAGGTGAATATTAATGACACTTTTTGTGATGCTATAAACTTTTTTATAAGGGGTGATAATAATTCAGATGTTTATGTTTCAGACTTTTTTTTAACAGATTGTTTTATGGATTACCCTTCAGGAATAGAAGCTTTCATATCTGCTTTAAATGGAACAAAAATTGAAAGTTGTTGCACTGATGAAATAACAGCAGATGTAACTGATAATGAATTGATTTACGCTAGCAATAAATCTTCAGTTTTCATATTAAATGGAACCTTAATGATAAACGATGATGTGGTTGTTGAGGCTGATACGAATTCTTCAATTTCATTTTATAATGTTTTTGATCCTGGATATCCATATACAATAACAAAAATAGAAACAAATTATAGTATAATTAATTTAGCATAAAAGGAGTAAAAATGGCAGCAACATGGCCTTTAGATTTATTAAAAAGAGTTGAAAAAGGCAACCCTCTTTCAGCCACAGATTATGACAACAATCTATCTAAGATTGAGGATAATGTTAATTATTTAGCGGCACAATTACTTTCAAGATACAATTCATTCTCAGACGCTATATTAGTAATGAATACCCTCGGCAAATCTCTTATTATAGACCAACCAGTAGACTTAGGAGGAGGTACAGTTGATTGCCTCGGTGTTGGGCTTGTTTGGCTTTCAGAAGGAAATGTTATAACGAATGGCACTTTAAATGTAGATGGTTGTTCACTAACTGCTGGAATTTATAAATTATTGGAGCCATCTAATTTAACATTAACTGGACAGTTAAGAAACGAAACGTTTTATCTTGAGTGGGTTGGTGCCCTTGGTACAGGGGATATAGATGACACTGCGGCGTGTGAATATGTATTAAAAGACAGAACGTTTAACCTTGTTAACATGCATATAACACTACTCGGAATGTATGGTTATTCCCGTGTTTTATTCTTAGAGAGCAACACAACTATTGAGGGTAATGGGTTCACTACAGGGTTTAAAGCCCTTAATGGACTTGGGTTGAGACTAATGGTTCAATCTGAACTGAATTACAAGGAAAACATACACCTGAAAAATTTTAAAACCTACAACTATGGTTATCCTGCTACGGATAACGATAATGATAATGGTATATATTTAAACGGTATAAAACATTCATCTATTGAAGGAACTTGGCATGAGAACGCTAGGGGACACGGTATCTACGCTCGAAACTATAAAGACTTAACTATCACAAATGTCTATTGTAAAAATATAAGGGAACAAGGAATCGCTGCTACGCACGGTGATGAATTAACGCTAAATATGATTAGCGGCGAAGGTATAGGGTCACATCTTATTGATATAGAACCCAATGCAGGAGACGTTGTTAATGATTTAAATATATCTAATGTAATGTACTTGGAGCCAGTTGTGCATTCTGCAGTTACTCTATATGGATCTACCAGAGATCAAATTAATAACGTGAACTTAAATAATATAAGGTGCTCTGGATTAGCTGTGAGTAACGCAACTAATGTGAACTTAAATAATGTATATATACAAGGTAATGATACTATTATGGATGGTTATCTAGTAATTTTCTTGTGCGATACAGTATCTTTTAACAATACTATAGTTAAAGGTGCCGCTGATGTAAGTAGAAGGGGTGCGTATATTACAAACTCTTCTAACATATTCGGAGAGATTATCACTGATGTAACTGATATAGGAGTAGACATATTACAGGTTGAAAACGCAAAATTTAAAGTTATTGCCAATAATACTCCCATAGGTGTCCGCCAACGGGACGGGCAACATATACAATGGGATATTAATACATCTGCAAGCTCATATGGATTCCTGATAACGTCAGCAGATTGGGGTAATAAGAGTACTGACCTTAACCTACAACTTAGCGGTCAGGCAGAATATGGTATTCGTATGGAAGGTGATGTAGGGGACATACATATAACCGGAGACGTTGCAGAGGCTGCTGTAAAAGTATCACAGAGCTCTACTACTTTTGATGGGGTTGTTTCATATGATAACTTAATAGGATACAAAAGAATTATGTATATGAACGCACCACCTACATCAGGGGCATACAGTGTAGGTGAGCTTGTGTATAAAAACAATCCTGTCCCGGGTGGTATGCTCGGATGGGTTTGTACAACAGCTGGGAGCCCTGGAACATGGAAAAATTTTGGGAATATAGATACTTAAATCAGGTTGCTCTAATTATTAATAGCTTCTCTCAAATCACTTTACTGTCTCGATTAAGTTTAGTTGAAGCAGTAAAAATAAAAACAACAAGGAGAAAATAAATGCCAAGTATGCAAGAACAAATAACAGCTCTTCAGCAAGCTGTACAGAATTATAACATTCAGGCTGGGGCAATTTGATTCTGAACATATTGCAGAACAGATTCAAAGTGCCACTCAGGATGCAATTGAGCAGGTTCTACAGGAAATTGAAGGACTAGACTTGACAGATATTATGGAACAAACACAGGCAGAAATAGGGTGGAATACTTCTAGTTATATATTTAGAAACAAAGCTTTTGTATTATCAATAGCTAACGGATTAGGTTGGAATAAAGAGTATTTAGATAATTTATTTATAGAAGCTATGAGTAGCCAATATGACTAAATTGTTATTTTGCACAAGTTACAAACCAGGAGCATTAGTAATAAGAGTATTTACAAGAAGCAGATTTTCTCATGTAGCTATAGAGGTAGATAATACTATATACGAAAGTAGATTTGCTACAGGAGTACATAAACCTAAGCACATTAAAAATGTAACGGATATAATAGAATTGGATAATCTAGACGATGAGTCTGTTAAGGCTTTCTTAGAAGCTCAGGTTGGTAAAAAATATGATAGTAAAGCGATATGTTCTTTTATGTTCAGTAGAACATGGGAAGACTTAAATAAATGGTTTTGCTCAGAACTAGGTGCTATGGCTATTAAGGTTGGTGGTTATAAAGGTATACCTAATAATCTATCTAAGATATCACCAGAAGATTTGTATAAAATAATAACTAAATATTCTAGTTTCACAAACAGAAATACAAGATTTAGGAAGTCAGTTAGTTTAATTATAATAGCCGGTTATAACCGGCTATAAATTATTTTGACT